ATGTACACTTGATGGTGATGATGCATCCCCAAGGGATCTTACTTTAGATTTACCTGTCGCTCTTGATTCAACACTTCCTTTAACTATTTTTTCAGCATCGGTGCCCAATCCAAATTCTTTATCTATTAATTCTCTTGGAGATTCAAGTTTATCTACATATTTATTATCTTTATCAAGCATATCATAAGATAAAGTTTTATAATCTGTCTTTTTCCTAGCATCCCCTCTATCCTCTGATATATAACCGCTGTACTGATGTTTCCTTGAATCCACGTTATTAGCGGGTTTAGATTCTGCCCTAAATTTACCTGCTAACTCACTTATCCCATCTCCAAGTTTTGAAAATATTTCTTTTGTTACAGCTTTACCACCTTCTTTTTTAATTTGTTCCCAAGTTTTTTCTACCACATTGGGTGCTGGGTCTGGATCAAATCTATCTCTTGTATATCGTGCTAATTTATTCCTTAAACCACGTTCACTTGGCCGAGGACGTATATCATCATCATAACCATCACTTCTCTCATATAACCCCATACCATCTTTTGCAAATCCCATTACTTCTGCTGCACCTACTCCTTGTAGATTCAGAAATCTTGAAACATTAGCAAATGGAATTATACTTGCATTAATATGTAGAGGATTATATAGTTGAGTTTCTTTTCTTGGTTGTAAATACTGTAATACAAATTGTTTACCTAACCACCAAAGACCATCACCACTTGTTAAAAATTTAGTTAATCTAACTTGGTCTGTTAATGCAGTACCTAAATGTGTAGTAATTCCACCACGAACAAAATCTGTAGTGTGTCCCACATTAGAAAGTCTGTTTTTTGCCCAACCATATCTATTTACATCCATTAATGATTGTAAAATTAGTGGATGTTTGGTTGAATTAGAATCTAATCGTATTTGATTCTCTTTTTTAAATTCATACCGTGCTTTATATCGAAATCTCTGACTATCAGAATGTAAAAACTCTTGTCTTAATCTACTTTCTGGATAAGACATTACAGAAGATAATCCACCCACCATATTAGGGTATTGTCTATTAAAATCACTTATTGGTGATAAGTTATTACCTTGATAATCTACTCTTTTTAAATCTAAAGGCCAGGTGAAATTCTTACCTTGTACTTTTTTATATTGAGATTCTCTTAATTTAAAATTCTTTTTAAATCCTCTATTTACCTTAAATTCTAAATCAAAAAAGTTATAACTTGAATTTCTTTCTCCAAATGTCTTCTCAAACGGATATACTTTATTTAATTTAAATCCTGTATTTGGGAATTTCATATTTAAAATAAATCCACTTGCATAATCATCTGTAAAATAATCTGATTGTCCTAAATTAGAATTAAACGGTTTAAATTTAGTAGATGTTCCTGGTTTAAAATCCTTAGTGAATCCTCTAGCAGTATCATCTGTAAAGTAATCAGTAGTACTTAATTGATTTAAATTAGATGTTAAGTTTGTTAATGCCATAATTATGCTTGAACTGCCCCAATTCCTCTAATTGTATTAATTTGTTGTCTTGATTGTTCTGCTCTCTCTGTTGAACCTACTCTCATATCTTTTCTCATTGCCTTTAATTCTTCAACCATTGGTGCCATATTAAAATCTTGTGTGTTAACTGCAGATTCTCCTGCGTGAATAGACATTTCACCTCGTCTAACATTAGCCACCGTACCAGGATTCATTGTGGCTCCACTAATACTTTTTGGTTCTGCTGCTTTGGTTTTGTTATATATGGCACCAGCTGTCGCTCCACCAGCTGCACCAATTACTGCCCCACCAGCAAAACCTGCTGCTGCGGCTCCAAGTGCTGGTGCGGTTAATGTACCTAAAGAAAACGCACTAATTGCAGCAATAATAATTCCAAGTAATAATGCACCTAATGCGGCTCCTGCTGCAACAGCTCCCCATTGTTTTTTAGCTCCTTCTTCAGTTGATTTATTAACAGCATTTTGTGCTCCAACCACTTTAGATACTTGAGATACTTGTAATCCTACAGCGTCTGCCAATGCTTTACGTTGAATAAGATTCATACTATTCCACTCATTCTCACCACCAACCGCTTTAACTATTTCTTGTTGTACTCCACTAATGTCTCCAGCAAGTGCTAATGACCGTGCCCTATCAAGATTAATATCTCTACCTAATAATACTGAAGCTTCCATCTGTTTAGTAAGAGAATCTTCAAGATTTAATAATCCTTCTGCTGCTCCAGTTATTGCACTCATTTCTAAACCAAGTTTCTTCGCTTGTATAGCCGCTTTCATTAAATTTTTACCACTATCTTTTGTAAATTTAGCAAATGCTTCAGAATCGGCTGCCATTGATTCAAATACTGCTGCGGGTGATACACCTTCAAGTCTTGCCATATCGGCAACTTCTCTTTGAACAGTCAATAATTGTTCTTTTGACTTACCACTTGTTGCAGTTTGTAATTTTAATATTTTTGCAGAATGTACTTCTTGAATTCCATATTGTTTACTAAGTCGTAACATCTGAGCTGCGTGCACAACCGTTATATCATTTATATTACCAAATTCAGCTGTCATTGCCTTAACAGCTTCGGCATTTACTGCAAGTGCACCACCGAGTTTTACTGTTTGAGCATAACTAAATCCAGTTTCATTTGCAAATTTAAACATTCCCGCTACCATTTTAACCACTGCACCTAATACTAATGCAGCTACCCCAGATAAAGCAAGCATCTTCACATTTGCCTTTTTAAGTCCTTTTGCCTGTTCACCTGTTTCGTGAGATATATCACTCTGAATACCTCGTTCTGTTTTATATGCGTCTAATGATACTCCTTGAAAAGCTAACCCCGACTTTCTATAGTCTAATAACGCTTGATGCTCGTCTAATGGCACCTCTGGTTCTTTAATATTAAATGCCCGTTTAACACTATCGCCAATTTTCTTTTTTATATCATCTTCCCACTTATCTATAGGAATCATTTTAGATAATAGCCCACCAATTATAGGTATTTTTCCAACCAACTCTTGCATATATTTTACTGGTTTTAAAAATTGTTCAGCTGTTGCTTCAGATATATCATGCATTCTCTTTAATTGTTCATTTAAATTTTGTTGTTTCACTAAATTTTTGATTGTAATATTAAGTAGTTCATCACCAGTTTGAGCTTGAAGTTTTCTCATATTAAGGATCTGTTTAGTTAAATCTAAATTTTGATATTCTGCAGTTCCTATATTTTCTATATTTGCTTGTATAGTTGCAGTATTATCTACTTCTAGGGATAAAGCCTTAGCTACTTTTACATGAAGTTTAGCTTTAGACTTACCATATTTTAATAACATGAATTGATTATGTTCTAAAGATTCTACAATCCCCTTTTCTTTCCTCAGAGACTTCTGTAAAACCATACCCAAATCTATTTGATCTCTATATTCTTCAGTTACTGCCTGATAACCTTTTAATACTTCTCTTTCACCCTTTCTTATTTCCTTTAAAGCACTAATTTCCTTTTGAGCAGCTTCTGCAGCCTTTCCCTTTAACTTTAAAAGGTCTTTCTCTAAAGCCTTAATTTCTTTAGTGGCTCTTATTATTTCTCGTTTGTGGTCTAACTCTTTTGCGGAACTTATGGCCATTGATTTACTCTATTTTAGATTGAAAATATATATAAACTATTAATTAATAAAAACAAAAACTATTATTATGATTTCATGCTCCTACTGATAGCAGCCATTTGACGTGCATACTCAGGATTATTCTTTTTATTTTTCTGAATTAGTTTTCTCATTTCATCAGTAAGGTCATCTCCCTTTTTCATTAATTTTTGCATTTCAGGGTCTGCTTTCAATAAAGCGGCTGCCTTTTTACCTGATTTGCTTGCAAGAGATTTTAAAATCCTTCCTAAAAATTCATTTAAAACATTTTCATTTTTGTAGCTATATTTTGCCATATTAATTTTATACCTTAGATTGGTTACTAATAAATATCACTAATCTTTATTTTTTGAAGTTTGGCATTTTTGTAGACTGCTGTTGTTTTTGTAATTGTTTGGATTCTTCTTCGTATGTTGAAGAAAGTTTTTGAAGATACCATCTACGTAAATAGACTGGCATTGAGTATAAGTCATGAAAGGTAAAACTACCCTTTCCATAATACATTAAATCAAATATTTGTTTGTGTATTTCTAACTTATAACTTAAGGGAAGGCCAAAAAAACTGAACCGTCATAGGGACGGTGATTTCTACCCCCTCTCCACCATCATCTATAACAATTTCCATATCTATATCTGGGGTTATTTCTTGATAATGACTTCTAAAAGCTTGTGAGTCTTGTGTGAAAAACTCATTATCTACAAAGTTATTAACAAATGCTCGTTCAGAATTACCATCTACTGAAATTACCATCTTTTTAAATCGTGTTGTTACCTCTTTGGAAACTCCACCACTTACTTTAGCAAGAGCTTCTAATTCCGTAGTAACATCCCTCTCATCACCATCCGTTAATAATTTGAATTCAATTGTTCTTTCTGATTGTGGAAGTTTAAAACTAAATAAATTCTTCCCTTTTTCTTGTTTAGAAAAATCTATTTTTTTATCTTTTAATTTAGTTAAATCTTGAGTATGTTCTTTAGATTGTCCTAAATTATCAATATAATCAAAAGTATATTCTTTACCATATGCAAGAACCCTTGCAGCGATAAATAATGCATTTTTATCACCAATCAACATACTATTTGTATTGATTTTCTTATCAACTATCAAAGCTTCCAATAATTTATCCAACACAATACCTTTTGTAATAAGATTTTGTGAAGTTAAAATATCTTCTTCTTTGGCAGTCATGTATTTTATTTCAATTTGCCCTGAAGATAATGGGTTGTCCTCTGGATAAAAATATCCTTTTGAGGGCAAATCCACTACTTCCGTAGGGAATTTATTCTCTGCCATGTGTACTCCTATTGGATTGAGTTATAACCTACTTATAACTATTTTTAAAACTGTTTAAAAACCTAAAAATTTTTAATTACTTTTTCTTGGATACGGCTTCCCATATTGGTTTCAACACTGCATCAAAAATAATATCGTCTTTTTTAGACGGCGTTAATTTTACTATTTTTTCTAAAGTGTAGAAAGCCAAAAGGCACCATTCCCAATTTGCTGCTAGCCATTCAGTCATTGTTATTCTCCGTTTTAATTCTAATTAGAATTGTAAGATTGCGTAATCGTATCTTAACGTTAATTCAATATCTACTGGATCTGTTCCATTTGCAAAATCTACATCATTGAAGTTAACATCTTGTGCCCACGCACCTTTTAATGTCCATTCTTCAACAATATCTCCTACTGGACCCAATAAATTAAATGTAATATCTTTCTTATAAAAATCTGCGTATCCATCACGACCTGTTACTGATTCGTGGGATAATCTCACCCATTCCATACATGCTTGTGCTGCGGAAGGTACAATAGGATCATACAAAGTAAGTGCTAATGGTTGCCACTCACCTTTACCCTTAATGTATCTCTTTACATTAATATGGTCTAATACTATTTCTTCAAATGTTAACTGAGGTCTTGCTGCAGTTTTGATTAAATATGCTGGTAAACCTTCAATATACATGACATACCGGTTTTTAGTTTTCGGTTCAAACGGTGTGAACATTATTTCCGAAGGATCAATTAACTCTGGCATTTCCAATTCTCCTATTGTTAAAATTGTTGTACTTTTTGTACTTCAAATATAAATATCAAACTATTAAAAAAAAATCAATTTCTAATTGAGTCAATTTATAGAAGTTTTTTAGAAGTTTTATTAGGCAATAAAAAACCCCACATAATGTGAGGCTTTTTATCTCGATTCTTCGAATTAGTCTGGGAACGATGCTCCTGTGGGTAATACCACGAAGTCAAGAACAATAAATTCCGCTGTTCTCGTAGGTTGGATAAATATCTGTCCTACAAGACGGTTTCTATCAACAACATCAGGTGTGTTATTGCTATCGTCCATCACTACTCTAAATGCGTTCAAACCACTATTGGCCTGTACACTTTCAAGGTAAGGATTAACAATATTCAAGAAACGATTCCTTGTTGCTGTTGTGTTCTGTTCGAAAACTAAATATCTTGAGGATGATGCGATGAATTTCTTCAATGCAATCAACAATCTACGAACATTAATCCTATCAAGTGCTGAAGGTTTAGACTGAAGTGTCTTCTGTCCAAATACCGTTACACCTTGACCTGGGAATGTTGCTATTGGATTGATTCTTTCCTCGTACAGTTTATCTCTCTCAGCGTGAGTTAATCGTGTTTTAGCTTCTAAAACAGAAGTTAAACCACCACGATTTAAACCAGCTGGTGCAAACCATTCGTGTGCTATCTTATCTGTAAAGGATATTACACCTGGTAGAACAACTGAAGGTGGCACCCAAACAGGTAATTGTGTTTCAGAATCAACTACTTTAACCCAAGGAAAATAAGTCCCTGCGTAATTAGTATCTAATGCACTTATACCGTTTGTT